ATATGTGTTTGGTCAAGGTGTTCCTAACCAAGCATTTGTTACTCAAATTCCTAATATCTCGACTGTGGTCCTTTCACAAGCACCATACAATACAGGAACAGGTAACACAATCCAATTTGCTCCTATTAGTAATACAGCACAAACATTTATTTTCTCAACAACTGCTCAAACAGCGATTGAATTACATTCACCGCAAGTTGCTTCTGAATTGAATCATTGGGGTACCTCTGCAATTATGGATGGTGGTTTCACAGTTGATAAATCATTCATCTTTACAAAAGGTATGGCAACAGCAATTAACGTAGTTACAGGTGCTACACAGGCAGTTATGAGTTACAGAATTGCTCCTTCTGTTTCAAACGGTATTCAAGCACCAACATTAGGTATTCGTGAAATTATTAATCGTATGCAATTGATTCCTTATGAAACAGATATGTATTCTAACGGTTCATTCTTGATTACTTGTGTTCTTAACGGCACAACATCTAATACTGCTGAAAACTGGCAAGCAGTTGGTGGTTCAAGTTTATCACAATACATCTTCCATTCACCAGGCACATCAATATCTGGTGGTGAATCTGTATTTGGTTTCTTCTTAAATACACAAGGTGGTGTTGGTGGTGCTGCAGGCTTATACTCAACAACACAACAAGACTTATCACAATTGCTTAACTTAGGTACTTCTATCCTTTCTGGAGGATCTTCAAATGCTGCAGTATCGGTATATCCAAATGGACCAGACGTATTAACATTTGTTGCACAAAACATTGGAGTTGGTGCGAATGCTGCAACAATTCAAGCTAGATTCTCATGGCAAGAAGCACAAGCATAAGGATTTATTATGCTTACCTTAAGCTCTACACAGATTGTACCTGCTGCTAACTCGGATCCATCGGCATATTATTTGTCGATGTCTCCGGTGGCGCCGGCAACTGGTGGTACGAGAACAACAACAGCACTCTATACCAATCCAATATTAACTTATACTCCGAACACTTCAACATTAAATGCTAATAATATTATTACTAGCACGTTGAATTCTGGATTTAGAATTACTCCTGCTAATAATATAGTATTAGTAGCTAATCCTTTAATGAATGCTCTTTCGCCTGCAGGTTCTCTTCCATTGGGAACTCCAACTGCTGGTACATTTGAGTATACAGGTTATTCACCATATTTTACACCTTATAATACCGCTAGAGGTGTTATTCAAGCATCTCAATATTATGCTTTAAATAATCCATGGACAGGTAACGGAACAATAACAACTGCTCAAACATTACTTGGTTCTAATACTGGTTTTTATTTGGCTTCTGGTTTATATGAATTTGAAGGCATGATTAACTTAATTAGAAATGGTGGTACAACATCACATACCATTTCAATTCAATTTACAGGTACTTCAAATACTGGTTTCAGTCAAACTATCCAACCTGGTGCTGCTAATACTCAAATTAACTATCAAGCATATGTAACAACAGGAACAACAGCGTCTGTTATGGGAACACCATCATTCACTTATGGTCAGTCAAACTCAGCGATTGTTGTTACTGGTGCTATTACAACTGCTACCTATGTTTCTATTTCTGTAAAAGGTATGCTTTCAATTCCATATTTCTCAGGAACATTTAATCCATCATATGTTCTATCAGCTGCACCAGGTGGTGCATATGTCACACAAGTAGGTAGTTATTTCAAAATTAGTCCAATAGCCCCAGCAAATACATATGTCGTGGCTATAGGAAACATATATTAGAGAGTTGTTATGTCATTACAATTATCGGGTGGCTTTGGATTAGTAGCCAACAATAATGTTTTGGCTAATATTATTACAGCTAATACATCATTATCATCTCTTCTAGTTAATGCAAATACAATCACAGCAAATACAATCAATGCCACAGGAACGATAACCGCCACACAATTTATTACTTTAGGACAAACACCTAATGTTAATGCAAATATTTTAATAGCAAATACAATTACATCTGTTTCTGCTAATATTACAAATAATTTAACTGCAAATACTTTAAATACTAATTCTATAGGACTTGGAACAACTGCATCAGGTACAACAGGAGTTATATCATATCCAGTTAGACCTTATTTTAATGTATTAGGATTTCAATTTCAACAACAAAATGGAATTATAACACCTATGAATAAACAATCTGTTGCTTGGTTTAATGCAACTACAAACACTTGGATTGTTCCTACAGGTGTAAATTATATATTTGTAAAGATGTGGGGTGCAGGTGGAGGTGGAGGACAGTATGGTAGTTGGAGACAAGGTTCTTTAGGAGGTTCAGGCGGATTTAGTCATGGTGTTGTACCAGTTGTTCCTGGAACAACTATTACAATAAAACCTGGTGAAAGAGGACTTACACCTGATAATAATCCACATTATTCATTTCCAGATGGAGGTTCATCTGCAACAAGTTCTGGAGATGCCCAATATGCTTCCGGAGGAGGGGGTTCTTCTAGTATTATTGTTCCATCAATTAGTAGTTCGCCATGTATGTATGCAGGAGGTGGCGGCGGAGGAGGTTCAGTTAATGGTTTTTCTTTAGATAATGGAGGACCAGGTGGCGGATTAGTAGGAGGATCGGCAGCATCAAATCGATATACAACTGGTATTGGTTCAAGTGGTAATGTTGGTCAAGGTGGTACTCAATCCTCAGGAGGTGCTGCAACTACGGGAAATCAAACCTCAGGTGGCGCTGGATCATTAGGTCAAGGTGGTACGCATCAAAGTGTTAATTCTTATGGTGGAGGGGGCGGTGGTGGATATTATGGTGGAAGTTCCGGTTGTTACACAAATAGTTCGATGGGCGGAGGAGGTGGAGGATCAGGTTATTTACACCCAAGTTTAATTATGGCAGCAACTTATACGGGATCAGCAAGACAACCTCCATTTTTTTTCGATCCTGATTTAACACAAGATGGTTTATATTGGTACGGCCATGGAGGCGATGAAGCATGTTATGGTGGTAATGGAGTTATTGTATTTTACTATTAGGATAATACACGCAGATAATCCAGAACTATTTGTTATAACAGTTTTAGTCCAAAATGATAATGGTACTTGGACTCAAAGTCGTTCTGATAGCAATGGTGATCCACTGGTTAATAATTAAATATATTCTATACCTCCAATAGCATAAATACCTGATTAGGAGATTTATATGGCTACAATAACCAACAGAACCGACTTTACAAACTACTGCCTTCGTAGATTAGGTTTTCCTGTCATTGATATCAATGTAGATGATGACCAAGTCCAAGACCGTATTGACGATGCTTTACAATATTGGCAAGATTACCATTTTGATGGTCTACAAAAAGTTTATTGGATTAAAGTATTAAACCAAACTGATATTAATAATCAATATCTTGATGCTACTACAGCACAAGATGGCAATGGTAATACTTTAGAAATTGCTGGTATCTCTCGTATATTTCCACTTTCCGATTCACAGGCAACTATTGATATGTTTGATTTAAGATATCAATTGAGATTAAACGAGCTATACGACTTCACCTCTGCGTCCTATATCAATTATACTTTAACACAACAACATTTACGTTCATTGGAAATCCAATTCACTGGAGAAGTTCCTATTCGCTTCCAAAGACATATGCAAAGATTGTATATCGATTGGGCGTGGGGAGATTTAGAAGCGCCAGTAGGTCAAGTGGTAGTTGCCGAAGCTTATGCATTAATTGACCCATCAATTTATAATTTGGTATGGAATGACCGTTGGTTAAAAGAATATGCCACTTGTTTAATTAAACGAACATGGGGAAATAACTTATCTAAATTTGCCGGTTTACAATTACCAGGCGGTGTTACGTTAGATGGTAAACAAATTTACAATGAAGCCTGTGATGAAATTGAAAGACTAGAAAAAGAAATGGAAACAAATTACGGTGCACCTTTAGAATGGTTCATGAACTAATATGGCAACATCTCATTATTTTAATAACTATGGCTCAACAAACGAACAGAGAGTCATAGAAGATTTAATCGTTGAATCCATTAAAATAATGGGTTTTGATGCTTATTATTTGCCTAACACAAATGACCAAGCAAGAGATTTATTATATGGTGAAGATCCACTCAAGAAATTTACAACAGCATTTCAACTAGAATTATATCTTTCTAACTCAACTGAATATATGGGTGAAAAAGAATTCTTTTCTAAATTTGGCCTTGAAATTAAAAACAATGTTAATGTGATTGTGTCTAAAAGAACATTTACTCAAAGAGTTCCACAAAATACATTTACAAGACCTCGTGAAGGTGATTTAATTTATATTCCATTCTTAAATGGAACTGGTGAAATCTTTGAAATTAAATTTACTAATCAAACAAAAGATTTCTTTATGTTAGGTAGAAAAGTACCTTACTTCTATGAATTAGAACTTGAGAAATTTAAATTCTCTAATGAAGTTATACAAACAGGCAAACCAGACATTGATGTTATTACTGCACAAGATTCATATACTCTAACACTTAATACTGGTGCAGGTTCTGGTACATTCTTAATACCAGAAATTGTATTTCAATCAACAGATAACACTTTTGCAAATGCAACATCATCAGCTACTGTGCAATCATGGATACCAAAATCTAATGCTTTAACTGTTTCAAATATTATTGGTGACTTCGTTGATGGTAAAACTATTAGAGGTCAGACAAGTAATGCTCACTATATATTAACATCATTTAATCCATTACAAAGTGCTTCACCTAATGACCAATACGACAATAACTTTATAAGCACTCAAGGCATTTCAATTACTGATTTTTCTGAATCTAATCCGTTTGGAAGTATATAATGGCAAACACATATTACAATAGAATAATTCGCAAGCTTGTTATAGGTTTTGGAAATATATTTGATAACATCACTCTTGTTCGTTACAATCAAGACTTATCTGAACAAGAGAGATTTATTGTTCCTATTTCTTATGCACCAAAAGAACGCTATGTTATGCGTTTACAAGGTGATCCAAATCTAAACAAAAAAGTGCAAATCACTTTACCTAGATTATCTTTTGAGATGACAGGTATGGCTTATGACGCAACAAGAAAGCAAAACACTAATTGGAAAACATTTACACAAACACCTAATGGTGTATCATCACAATATAATCCTGTTCCATATAACTTTAACTTCTCACTTTATTTGTATGTAAGAAATATTGAAGATGGAACACAAGTCATTGAACATATTTTACCATACTTTACGCCAGACTATACAGTCAAACTCAATTTAATTCCTGAAATGGGTATTGTTAAAGAGGTGCCAATTGTTTTAGATAGTGTTACACAAGATATTACTTACGAAGGCGAAAGAGATAATGATACTCGATTAATTATTTGGACTCTTAATTTTACAGTCAAAGGATTTATTTTTGGTGGTGTCACTCAAAATAATAATATTATCAAAACTTCTATTACAAATGTATTAAATAATATTAACACTAATGATTCTGTTCAGTTTAATATGGGTGCTAACTCAGGAGTAGGAAATTATTTAATTGGTGAATATGTTTATCAAGGATATTCTCCTACGAGTTCTTCAGCTTCAGGTAAAGTAGTAGATTGGGCTTCTAATAAATTAACATTATCAGATATATCCGGTAATTTCATATCATCTCAACCTATCATTGGTGTTCAAACAAACGCTAGTTGGACATTTGTATCTTATCAAGAACCAATTATTAAATATGCACAAATTGTTGTTACGCCTAGCCCAAATACTGCCACGGCTAATGATAAATACACATATGCAACTTCAATAAAAGAAGAACCTAATAAGTTCAATTATTAATTTAAGGCTTTAAAATGGCAAAGACCCTACAATTTAAACGATATTCAACTTCACAATTAGGCAGTATAGCTGGTGCTCAAGGTGAATTAATTGTTGATACCAATCAATATACAATTTCTGTTCATGACGGAATAACTCAAGGCGGTAACACCTATTTAGCAACTCAAAGTCAATTAAATGCTAATACCACTTTCTTACAAAATGAAATATCATCAAACACTCTTTATTTTAATGCTGTAAATAATTATCAAAATACGTTAATTCGTTCAGCTGTATCAAATACTGGCCCACAATTAATATCTGGCAATTTATACATATCAAATACGACAGCATCTACATCAAATACAACAGGTGCATTAGTTGTTTCTGGTGGTATTGGTGTTGGTGGTAATGTATTCATTGGAGGTTCTTTATCTGTAGCAGGTAATACTGTTATTGAAAATACTTACATCAATAATGTGTTTATGAACACTACTGATACATTAGTTATTTCAAATACAACTCCTTCAATATCAACTGGTACAGGTGCATTACAAATTTTAGGTGGTGCAGGTATTGCTGGAAATATTAATATTGGTGGTGCAAATTCTTCTTTTGCTGGTAATGTTAGTGTTACTGGAACAATTTATCAAAATGGTATAACTATACCAACATTAACAACAATATTAACATATAGTTTGGCGTTTTAATATATAAATAGTTCACTAAGGAATAAAATATGAAAATTTTAAGCACGTTTAGACCCGTATTCACACCAGGAAATGCTGGTGCCGGTACTCTAGACTTTACAGCATTTCCTAATTTCTCAATTAATAAGTTATATGCTGTCATTGATACAACACAAAATACGCCAATTTATGTTCCTGGTGCTCCAGGTTTAGGTGCAACGGCAATTACAACACCTTCAGGCGGAACGATTTTAACTCTTGCAGCTAATACTTCATCTTACTCTACTACAGATGTTATAAATGTTTATTATGATGCTTCTAATGTGCCAACAGAATTAAATATTCTACAAGAACGTAATGGTAATTTAGATAAACTTATTGAGGTTCAAACTAATATATTGATTGAACTTCGTATATTAAATGAGTTAATGGTGAATGGTTTCAACTTAACTGATGATTTAGCTCAGTTACGTTCAGATTTTAGTAATATATCAAATGATTTTAGCTCACAAACACCATAATAAATAAATGTTTGGTTGCTAATTTACATAAATAATAAAATAGGTAGTATATAAATAGAATTTGAAGTCTAGTTAATTTAATTAAATAAAGGAATAAAAAATGTTAATACAAGGACAAGTCGGACCGTCATCTACCCAGTCAGTTCAACCAGGTTCTACACCTGCTGTTCGTTTGGGCCAACAAGGTGACTTAATTGCAAGTGAATTGCACGGTCGTTTTTATGAGCAAACATATCGTGGTGCATCTTTCAGAACAGGCACTACTGCAACTGTTACTGCAACATCCAACCATGGTACAACTAACGGTTTAAATACAACATTAGCAACTGCTGCAGCTGCAACTCCAATGTTAGGTATTTGGAATCCACCAACAAGTTCAGTAAACGTTGTTTTAACTCAAGCTACATTAGCTACATTTATCTCAACAGCAACATCACCTAACCCATTTTCATCACTAGTTTGGGCTGTATCTTTAGGTAATAACGTAATTACAACAGGTCTTACTCCATGGAATAGCAAAACATTACTTCAATCTGGTTCACAAGTTAAAGGTTTTGCAGGTTCTACAGCATTAACTGGTTTAACAAACATCTTTACAGCAATTGAAAATGCTGACTTCTCTTCAGGCGGTTCAGTTCAATATGGTACTGTTGCTACAACTGCTTTAATGCCTTCTTACATTTCTACACAAAACTTTGACGGTCAATTGATTGTTCCACCTGGTGCTGTTTTAGCTCTCTATAACACATCACAAACAACAACAATGAACTTTACTGGTCGTCTATTATGGGAAGAAGTTCCATTATAAGATAGTAATACTTCATAAAAAGAGACCACTTCGGTGGTCTTTTTTTTATCTCCAGAGAATACATAAATAAGACATATGAGCAACTTTGAGAAATCTATGGAAGAAATATTTGACGTGAATCCTTTACCTGAGGAACCTAAAAAAGTTCCTGTGGAGAATAAGACATGGCCTATAACACCAGCCTCTCCACCAAACCTTGACGAAGACTTAACAACAGCGTATAATCAGTCTAAAGATAATCTACAAGATATCATTGACCAAGGTAAAGAGGCAATGGAAGATATACTCAAGATTGCAAAAGAATCAGAGCATCCAAGAGCATTTGAAGTTTTTGGTGGTATACTAAAAAATGTTGTAGAGGCAAATAAAGAATTGATTGCCATGCAAAAACAAATGCGAGAGATGGATAAGAAAAAAGAAGTTAATAATACCAACATTGATAAAGCTATTTTTGTTGGTTCAACGGCAGAGTTGTCAAAAATAATTCAAGGCAAAAATGATTAAGTTTAAACAATTTATTTCAGAGGAAGCACTTGTTGCTAGAAAAGATGCGTCATCTAAAACACTTCATGCATTTGATATGGATGAAACTTTATTTCATCACGACCATTCTAAAGTTAAAGTTCATGTATTAAACAAACAAGGCGATAGAGTTCAATCTCTAACCAATCAAGAATTTAATACTCATAAATTACCACCAGGTCATTCATATGATTTTTCTGAATTTAGGTCTACACATATATTCAAACAATCAGCTCATCCAATTCATAAGATGATTCGTAAATTAAAAGCAATCCATAAAAATAATAAGAATGTTGAGATTGTTACAGCTCGTTCAGACATGGATGATAAAGTAGGATTTATGCATGCTCTTAAACAACATGGTATTGATCCAAAAGAAATTCATGTGAGACGTGCTGGTAATTTACCAGGTAAACCAGGCGAAGTAAAAAGAAAAGTGATTGGTGATTTAATTAAAAAAAATGGTTATAAAAAAGTTCATTTATATGATGATTCTGAACCAAATTTAAATCATTTCTTATCATTAAAACAAGACCATCCAGATGTTGAGTTACACGCTCACCATATTCACCACAATCCAGAAACTAATGAAACAAAAATAAAAACTCGAATAATTAAATAATGAGCTCTGATGCCTATCGTGATAACCCACTTCTAAAAAAAGTTGGTGTTAATGTTCAGTATACACAGGAACAAATTGATGAATATATCAAATGTGCCAAAGACCCCGTATACTTTACCAAATACATTAAGATTATTACTCTTGATGAAGGCCTAACACAATTTAATCTCTACGATTTTCAAAAGGAAATGATTCAGACTTTCCATGATAATCGTTTCGTAATCACAAAATGTCCTCGTCAGGTTGGTAAAACAACTACTACAATTGCATACTTGTTATGGGTCGTATTATTTCAAGACTCACAAAATATTGCTATTCTTGCTAATAGAGGTCAAACTGCTCGTGACATTCTTGCTAAATTACAATTAGCTTATGAAAATCTTCCACAATGGTTGCAACAAGGTGTTGTAACATGGAATAAAGGTTATATTGAATTAGAGAACGGCTCAAAAATAACTGCGTCATCTACATCAAGTTCAGCAGCTCGTTCTGGTTCTTTCAATATTGTATTCCTTGACGAGTTTGCTTTCGTGCCTACTAATATTGCATACGAGTTCTTTACATCAGTTTATCCTGTAATTACTGCTGGTACAAAGACAAAGATTATTATCGTATCAACACCTAACGGTATGAATCTGTTCTATAAGATTTGGACAGATGCAGTTAATAAAAGAAACAATTATACTCCATTTGAAATTCATTGGTCAATGGTACCAGGCCGTGATGAAAAATGGAAAGAAGAAACAATCAAGAATACATCTGACCATCAATTCAGACAAGAGTTTGAAACAGAGTTTTTAGGTTCTACCAATACATTAATATCAGGCACCAAATTACAAAAATTAGTTTATCAAGACCCTATAGCTACACATGATGATATAGTAGTATATAAAAACCCAATCAAAGGATCACCAGAAAAAGGTAAAGACCATTTGTATTGTATTACTGTAGACGTTTCAGAAGGTAAAAATTTAGATTTTTCAGCATTTTCTGTTATAGACATATCTACAACTCCATACGAACAAGTAGCAAGATACAAAAGTTCTACTATTTCACCTATATTATTTCCTACAGTTATTCATAATGCAGCTAGATTATATAATGATGCCTATATTTTAGTGGAGATAAATAATAATCCACAGGTAGCAGAAGCTTTACATCAAGACCTAGAATACGAAAATCTATTTAAGATTTTTACCGGCAACAAAAAACCACAACAATTACATAGTGGATTTGGCCGAGGTGTTCAAATGGGTCTTAAAATGTCACAACAAGTTAAAAGAATAGGTTGTTCTAATCTTAAAACTTTAATTGAAGGTGACAAATTAATTGTTAATGACTTTGATACTATATCAGAATTAACAACTTTTGTTGCAAAGAAAACATCTTTTGCTGCTGAAGATGATGCAAATGACGATTTAGTAATGACTTTGGTAATATTTTCTTGGATAGCTACTCAAAAATATTTCAAAGAAATTGTAAATCATGATTTAAGAAAGCAAATTCAACTTGAGAATATGAATCAAGTTGATGAAGAAACTTTACCCGAACCTATCATTGAAGATGGTTTAGAACACGAATTTGAGATAATTGATGGTGATGTTTGGGAAAAAGCAGGTTCAGGCGAAATATATGCCAATTTTATCAAAGAAACCATTAGAAAACTGTAAACACAGTATTTCATAAATATTGTTATGGTATTTTAACTGCCAAGATACAATCAATAATTTAAGGAGAAAAACATGGCATTTCAATTGTCTCCAGGCGTTCTTGTAAGTG